CTGCTGAATATGGATGACGACGAATTCGCCGAGATGGTCGACAGCCTGCCCAGGCATCAGCTCGATGCTCTTATGGGGCGTCAGCGCACATAGAAAGGATGGATCCTAATGAGCCTTCAAACCAAAATGCTATCAACCGAAACCCGCAACGGCATGGATTATCGCCGCGAAATCTGGTCGATGGGAGGAGACGATTCCGTCGAAATGGATGCTGTTTACAATGCCTTGGGCATCTACATCGGCGACAAGGAAACAGCAAACCGTCTCGCGGTCTTGGGCATCTTGCCAGAAGGTCGAAATCGGGATTCGTCCGTATGCAGCATTGGCTTCAGTGCCAAGGATCAGAAATGGTATGGTTGGTCCCACCGCGCTATTTTCGGGTTTGCGGTAGGAGATATTGCCAAGGCTGGTGATTGCGTCTGCCAAAGCGGATCATGCGACCCGACGCAAGACGTGAGCGTTCCAATCGGGTTTGAGGCCAAAACGCTCGATGACGCAAAGCGAATGGCGATCGCTTTCGCCGATAGCGTCGGCTGATGCATCCATAAATACTGATCAGCGGGATTGACGAAAGAAAATTCCGCTGATATTGAGAATGAATGCTCTTCGGATCGGCAGAACCCACGCTAGGGGGAAAATGATCCGCAGGTTTTCAGAGATATCGTAAATCTCTGGGTGGGCGTCCAACCACCTTAAAATGGGCCTGCCGCACCGGGCGATAACCGCTGCACCCCTCCGAAATCTTAATCGCGAAACAGCGCCCATGTCGGGCGCATTCCGCCAGGCAAGGGTGCCCCCGTCATGGGAACAACGTCATATCCCGTCAACGACGCAATGGCGGTCAAGCTTTGGTCGCGTGTCCTTGACCATGAAGCGCTGAAATACACCGATATCGCGCCGCTGATCGGCGACGACGAGAGTTCGATCATCCACCGTCAGGATGCGCTCTCGAAAGGCCCGGGTGACCAGATCACCTACGCCATCGTGATGCAGCTCAGCCAGCTTGGCTTCTCCGAGAACCAGTTGGCCGAGGGCAACGGCGAGACGCTGACCACCTACAGCGATGCGCTGGTGATCAACGAGCTCATGGCGGTCGTCGGCGTCAAGAGCCGGCGCACGATCGACCAGCAGCGCGTTCCATGGGATCTGCGCAATACGGCAAAGGGCCGGCTGGGCGATTGGTACCGCAAGCGCTATTCCGTCGCCTTCTTCAACCAGGTCTGCGGTTATTCGATCGGCCTCGACGTTCGCCTGACCGGGCTGAATGCCGTCGTGGCGGCGTCGACCACCCGCATCATCCGGCAGTCGCAGAAGGCCTCGGACGATCTCCTGGTGGCCGCCGACACCTTCACCCTGGACATGATCGACAAGGCGAAGGAATTGGCGATCACGGCGACGCCGCAGATCCGGCCGGTCCGGTTCAAGGGCTCGTCTTCGCGCCGCAACGGCCGGAGCGATTTCAACAACACGCTCGAGGATATGTACGTGGTGTACCTGCACCCGTACCAGGTCACGGCAGTCCGCCGGAACACCTCGACCGGCCAATGGCTCGATCTCCAGAAGGCGGCCTCGATGGGCCGGCAGGAGACCGGGAACATGATCTTCTCGGGCGCGATCGGGATTTACAATTCCTGCATCCTGCGCTCGTCGTATGACGTCACCAATGGCGTCTCAGCGACCAGCACCGACGTGCCGACCGTGAAGCGCGCGGTGCTGCTCGGCGGCCAGGCCGCCATGATGGGTTTTGGGCGCGACAACGGGCCCGAGAAACTGACGTGGAACGAGGAGCTGTTTGATCACAAGCGGCGCCTCGAGATTTCAGCTCTGACGATCCATGGGCTGAAAAAGACCCAGTACAACTCGGTGGATTACGGCGTCGTGGTGATGTCGTCGTACGCCGCCGCATCGACGTAACGGAGGGATAGACCAATGCCCACAGGAACCCTCGGCGTCGCGGCCCGGCAAGATCCGCGGCAGTTATCGAACACGTTGAAGAAGACCACAAACTTCAACGATGCCGGTATTGCGGCAGGCGTGTCCTACGAGAACTATTTGCCGCAGTCGGCCTTCATCATCACGGTGATGACCGAGATCGTGACGGCCTTCAATGCCGGCTCGACGAACGTCTATACGGTCGGCACCGTCGGCGCCGCCTTCAACAACTTCGTGGCTGCCGGCGACGTCAACCCGGCGCTGGCCGGCATCTATCCATCGACGCGCGCGATCGGCCGCTCGCTTACCGCCGCCGCTGCGGTGCTACCGGTGGCAAAGTACACGCAGACCGGCACCCCAGCGACCACCGGCCAGGCGATTACGCTGATCGAATTCGAAGGCGGCTGGGCGTCCTAACTGACTGGACGCCTATCCATCCTTTGGCATTTTTGGAGAGCAAGACGATGATGAAGAAACTCCTGCACGCCGCCCTCGCGCTGGTGCTGACATCGGGCCTCGCGCTCGCGGCCTTCAACCTCGGGTTCGACGGCAAGTTCATGCCGCAGGGCTCCGGCACCGCGCCGGCGCTCACCTCCTGCGGCACCACCCCGGCGATCACCGGAACGGATGTCGCCGGTACCGTCACCATGGGCACGACCGCCACCGGCTGCATCATCACGTTCAACGTGGCCTATGTCGCGGCGCCGCACTGCTTGGTCACCTGGATCGCGACGCCTCTGGCTTCGCAGTCCTATGCGACATCGGCCACCGCGATCACCACCACGCAGACGTCGGCGAGCAACAACGTCCTGAAGTATTTCTGCGCTGCGCAGCCCGGTGGCTGATCCTCCTCCCTATACTTCTCCGGGGAGGTGTTTCACGTGAAACGCCTCCCTCTTTTTTACTGAGGGCCTGACATGAAAATGAAGCGCATCCTTTTCGGCCTTCTGGCGGTAGCGATCTCGAGCATCGCGCTGGCGCAGAATATCCTGCCGCCCTACATCAGCGGCGCCAATACGGAGCATCGGCGCGAGGTTTTCGAGGTCGGTTTCCTGCGTCTGCCGATGCAGAACAATGGGCTCACGGCACTTGCTGGTGGCGCCCAGGCCGGCACGGCGCTGAACCTCGGCTACAATCGCTTCACGACGGTTGCCACCGGTGCCGACAGCGCGCAGCTCCCGACGCTGGGTGGCAGTATCGCGGTGGTGGTGACGAACGCGACCGCCAACGCTCTTGCGGTATTCCCGCAGACCGGCGGCATCATCAATGCACTGGCACCGAATGCGGCATTTTCGATAGCGGCCGGCAAGACCGCGATTTTCATTCAGGCTGTGGACACGTCCGGTGCGACGGTGTGGTACGCTATTCTCACGGCCTGACGGCCATGGGAGGGCGTGATGGCGAAGACCCTGCAGACGATGGTGACGCGGATCGCGAGTGAGATCCGCCGCCCGCTCCTCGCAACGCCAGCGGACATGACCAGCCCGATCGTGCTGGCAATCCTCGACGCGATCAACATCTGCCAGAAGGACCGATTCCGCATTTCGGACATCGATCCGGCCTTTGCGGAGCGGTTTTTCACCGTGGTCGGCCAATCGGTCTATGATTCGGTGAGCAATAACTTCAACATCGGAACGATTTTCCAGGTCGATTACCTGAACGTGCTGGTCGGCTCGACCATGGCCAAGATGACCAAACGCACGCCGGAAGAAATCCACCTCTTGAACCAGCAGAATCAGCAATCGGGCCAGCCCACCGATTGGGCCTATGAGGGCAACAAATTCATTATTTATCCGCTACCCAGCCAGATCTGGACGGTCTTCATCGGTGGGCACATCGTGGTTCTGCCGCCAGCGGCGCTCGACGAGGACAACAATCCGTGGATGAATTGGGCCGAGCAATTGATCCGGTGCCACGCGAAATACCTGATCGCGGTGAACGTGACACGCAATGCCGAGATGGCGCAGCAGTTTTCCCCGGATGCCGATGGCGGTCCGAACGGCAAGCCCGGCGAGACATGGCGCGCCTGGCGGCGCCTGAAGAACGAGACGAACAAGATCAAGTCGACCGGCCGCGTCCGCGCGATGCAGTGGTGAGCTCATGCCGGCTCAAGCATCAAAGACGATGAAATTCGGGCCCTGGGCCCCTGATCTGGCCTCGATCAACAACAACACGGCCTCGATCATCCAGAACGTCTATCCGCGCAAGGATGGGTACGGACCATTTCCGTCGTTGCAGGCGTTCACCCTGGCGCTGCCGTCGGCATGCCGCGGGTTCTTCTTCGCTCGCAAGACGGATGGATCTGTTGCGGTTTTTGCCGCCACGGTGACCGATCTCTACATCCTCGATAATTCAACTTTCGTTTGGACAAATGTATCGAAGGGCGGCGTTCCATATTCCGCTATCCCGTCGACAGCGAATTGGCATTTTGTGCAGTTCAATGATCTCGTGATCGCGGTGCAGGTGAACACGGTACCGCAGAAATTTGTCCTGACCGGTGGCGTCACGTTCGTGGATCTCGGCGGCACGCCGCCCCAGGCCGCATTCATCTCGGTCGTGGGTTTTTTCCTCGTCCTGACCGGGCTGCTGTCGAATCCGCGGCGCATCCAGTGGTCCGACCTCGGCGCGCCGGAGGTCTGGACGGCCGGAGTGGGGCTCGCCGATTTCCAGGATCTCAGCGACGGCGGGAACGTG